AAGAAGTGTTTCGCGCATAGTTGGAAATCGCTCTCTTTATCGTACCATGGTTTTAAGGCTTTTTCAACTGTTCGCTATTAATTTTTGAGGGGGCCTTTTATGAATCGAAAATCTGTCTACTCTCTTGTTCTGGCTGTTGCTCTGGCCGTGTCTTTTGTGTTCCCTGTATTTGCTGATGATCTGGCTACGGCTTCGGATGCGGTGCAGCCGGATGCTGATTATTATACGGATCAATTATTAATGCAGCCTATGGCGTTGGCTGCTTCTGATCTTGATCTTACTCAGGTAAATCAATATGTTGATTCTACTGGTAAATATATCACTATGGGGACTAATCCTAGTGTTCCTGCTACTGCTCAACGGTATCTTAAGTATGTTACATTAAATTCTGGTACTCCTAATGGTATGGAAGTGCAGATAATGGGACTTAAATTAAGTGATGTTAAATCTCTTATTTTAGAAGAATATCAGTCTAATGGAACATGGTCGTCTAAAACGATTTCAGATTTTAGTAAATATTATGTGAAGCTTCCGAATGATCTTGCTTATAGTTTCTATTTTCCGATTCATGCTATTGCTGGTTCAAGGTATGTTTTTAATTTTGAACTTAAATCTGGCCATTCAGCTTTTTCGGTAACTACCTTTGTTTATACAGGTAATGTATACGAGGAATTGAATGGTTTGTATGTGGGGGATACTTCTACTCATCCAAAGCTTTATTATCAATATGTTGGTAATAATTCAAAAGTTCCTTATGGTGGTATCTATATGGGCCATCTTCCTAATGCCTGGATTTTTGTGCAAATGCCCACTTTGTCTAATGTATGGTTTTATAAGGGGTATGAATATTCCATTGTGTTTAATGTACCTTATGTCCTGAATGGGATTGATTTGTATGATCAGTCTACATTCCTCGGTACATTTCCTAATCTTTGGGGGGCTTCCTTATCGTCTTATGCTGGTAAAGCTATACTGACGTTTACGCCTCCTTATGATTTGCTTGCATCTGATATGCGATTTGCGTTGCTTTGTAAGTCTACTGGTAGTGATCCGTATTTTAGTCAGAATATTGGTGTATATTCTGTTTCTTCGAGTTATATACCAAAGTCTGATTCAGGGTCTCAGGGGCAGACTACTGCCGCTAATACAACTATCATCAAAAATGTAGTAACGAATATCAGTAACACTGTGAGTAATATCAGTAATCAGATTACTACTTCTACCACTACGATCATGAACACAATCACTAATACTATAACGAATTTGCAGAATAGTATTTCTTCCGGATTAACTAATCTCGGTAACTCAATTACTGGAAATGCGGATAAAAATGCTGATAAGATAACACAAAATAATGATCAGAATACTAATAAGATTACCCAGAACAATGATAAAAATACAGATAAAGTAACTCAGAATAACGATAAAAACACAGATAAAATAACTCAAAATAACGATAAGAATATGGATTCTTTAAAGAATGATTGGGATTCTTCAAAAATGGATTCTACTTCTGAATCGCTCTCTTCCACTTTTGACGAATACCAGAATGTTGAGGATAGTATTACAGATACTGTTAATTCTGCTCTTGCTGACTTTGATTTTGGAACTCCGGAATCAGGAATGGCTGTTGGTGTCCTTTCTTCTGTTATGTTCGTAGGAAATTATATGCAATCTGTTTTTGAAAGCATGGGGGCTTTTAATTTTCCGATTATACTCTCTCTCACTCTTGTTATCTGTCTGATGCTGATCGGTTATGCGCGGTATAAAGCTTAATTGTAATACATTTTTTGTCTGCCGGCTCTTTGGCCTGCTCCGGAGCTGTCGCTATTATGTGTTACATGTAAGGAGGTTTTGGATTGTTCAAGTTCTTTGATTCCATCGTGGAAGTTATTGCTTTGGTTATTAATTTTGTTATTAATGCTTTTAAAATGCTGATTTTGCTGATTACACAAATACCGAAAGCACTTGCTTATCTTACTGCTGTGTTTGGTTATCTGCCTGCGTTTCTATCAACGTTTATTGTTATTTTTATTGCCATTGCTGTGATCGTAACACTTATCAATAAGGGGGAATAATATGCAGGATTTTTTTGATTATACTGTTTGGCTGATTGGTAAATTTGTTGACTGGGTTCTTTCTGTTTCACTCCTTCAGAATATTAGTCTTGGTTCGTTTTATATTGGAGTATCCGTAATGGCTGTATTGGTCGGTTCACTTATTATCAGATTTAGAAAAGAGAGGTTATGATGTGGAAAATAAATATACTCTTTATAGCCCTTGCCTTTTACGTATTTTGGCTCTACTGGTATTGCCTTGGTGTATCTGCCATCCGGTATCTGCTTATGCATCTGTCGCTACTCCTGCCGATGCTGATTTGTCTGTTCATGATGACAATGATCATATGTATGATTTAACGGAGGATGAGTATGTTTCGAATTCAGAACTTTATGCGGTCGTGGCTGAGATACGTGATTTATTATCCGGTCCGTTACTTGCTTCCCCGTCCGATGCGGCGTATGAAATGGAAGATACGGAAGTTTTTTCGCTTATTGCGGATTCTGATTCTTATGCTGTTGGTAATCTTCCTGACCGTAACGTGGTTGTATATGATGGGGTATTTGGCGGTCAGTCCTGTAAATTAGTGTTTCCTTTATCTTTGCAGGCTTCTTTATGGATTGATGATTCCGGCTATTTGTTTAATGTCGGAAGCGGTAATCTGGTTGGCAGGTTGTTTTATACAGATCAATTCGATAGTTCAGATTATGAGTATAACCTTTTTACACTCCGGTCTGTACTGACAAATACATCGAGTGATATTTACCGTTATGGATATCCCTCTTACCGGACGCGCTATTACCGCTCTTCCTCTTCTTCAAGCCTTGCTAATGAGAATATATACGGTCTTTATCAGGTAACGGATGTAACGGTTTATGAATCGGATTCATTTGATTATAAAATGTACTGCATCATGTTAGTTACTATATTTTTGATTGGAGGTGTATGGCTGTGCTTATGGAAGAGGTCGTCAAGCTCATAGGTGATATACCATATGGGTTTGAACCAGTGGTTTATATTATTTTAATTCTGGTGCTTCTTTACCTGACAGACTGTTTCTATTCTGTTTTTAAAATTCTGTTAGGTCATTTTTTAAGGAGGTAGTTATGGATGCGTTCAAACAATTGTCAGATCTTATTTTTAAGTCGTTTACCGCCCTTTGGAATGGGTTCTGGACTGCTAATATTATCGGAATCTCAGTGATTGGGATAATGCTTCTTAGAAAGCTTATCAATATATTTAGAAAAATTTATTAAGGAGGTAATTTCTATGCGTAACATGATGGTTCGGTTGTATTCGAGGTGTAAGAAGTATGGTTCTTCCGGGTTGGCTATGATGATGGCTGTTTTATTTACTATGCCTGCTTATGCCAGTGAATCCGGGGGGATGTCTGGTATTACCGGAGATTTTACAAGTATGCTTACATGGGCAATATCTGGTATGACAAGTGTGGTTGCTTTTATTGTCAGTACGCCTCTTGTAATGGCGGTTGTCGGCCTCTTCTTTGTCGGTTTTATTATCAGCCTGTTCGTCCGTATCTTTCATAGTGTGTAACACAATATCGAGATGTGAGCTTCCCCGATCGGGGAAGCTCCGTTTCTCTCCTGTGTACAATAGAGGTGGCTTATGATTGCTTTTATGGAATTTCTTTTTGATTTTGCTTTATATCCGTTTTTTCATTTATCAATGGATTCTCTTATAATAACCGCTCCTCTCCTGCTCTTTGTTGTCTGTTTGATTGTTGGTCTTGTTTTTAAAGTTTTAAGGGGGGTGATGCGATGGCGTTCCTGATTTTTTTGATACTGGGTTTTATCATGATCTTTTTTATTATCCAGTTTATCCGGTATCGTAATCCATATAAGCTGATTATGGTTTTTGGTAAGAAGGGATCTGGAAAGACAACGTATCTTACAAAAACTTGTTTAAAGTATCTGAAGAAAGGGCGTCCGGTTTATTCTACGGTTCCTATTCCGGGGGCTTATTATTTTAATCCTGAGGATATCGGATTTTATTCTATTCCTTCTGAGTCTGTAATTCTTATTGATGAAGTTGGATGGTATGGGACAGCCGGGATTTTAAAGGGTTTAAAAAGGAGTATAGAAATTATTTTAAGCTCCAGCGTCATTATCATCATACGGTTTATCTGTTTAGCCAGTCTTTTGATATTGATAAGAAACTGCGTGATCTGACTGATTCCATGTACTTAATCCGGTCTCATTTTAATTTTCTCTCCGTGGCCAGACGCATTAATAAGTGTATTACGATTGTGCATAGCGATTCTGGTACCGGGGAATCTCATCTGGCGGATGATATGCAGTTCGATTCCCTGCTGTTCTTCTGGTGTGGTTCTATCCAGATCACTTATATACCCAGGTGGATAAAGTACTTTGATAGTTTTGATATTCCGGAGCTTCCGGAAAAGGAATTTTCTTACTGCCCTGTTCCTAATTATCCTAATTTGAAAGAGAGGTTAAGCTATGGAGTTGGTAATCTATATACTCATGTTCTTAGGTCTGTTCAAGGTCTTCGAATTACTAAAGGCATTCTTCGGATTGTTCAGAAAGGCAGGTGAGCGGCCGTAGCTTGGCACGGCCGACCTCCTGCCGGAAATTATCTGAAAATGAAATCCCGCTACTTAATAACGGGATTTCATTGTATAAATACAATGATGTAAGAATTTCGTAAGAATTGGTGATTGAATTGTTTGAAATTCAGATACAATAAAGGTGGTGGTTTTACGTATCAAAATGAGTATGTAGATTCCTATGGGTTTACTCATTCGATTGATAATATCATCGTGGATTATTATTTGACCTGTCCTTATAAACTGGCGACTACTCTTCTTTTTGACGTATTGGCGCCATTTGGGTTTATTCAGGATTCCGGTTCTAAATTGGATATGCTCCCGTCATTCCGGTATGAGTATTACCGGAACTTAATCTGGTATGACGGATTCACATTTAGTCTTGGAAAATACAGTCATTATGATAAAGTTCATGGTTCATGGTTGGAACTGGATGTGATGCGTTTTAAAGTGAATCCTAATAAGCATGACGGCACGCCGCTTATGGAAGCAGTGATCCGGTATATCCGTAATAATTGTAAAGATGGTTATTTAGTAAGATATGATTATGCCGTGGATATAAAATGTCCTTTAAGTGATGTTGTAGTCCTTGGAAGCAGAAAAGAAAAAGGTCTTTATAAGGGTACAAGATATTTTGGTCAGCGTCATAAGCATGGGTATTGTAAGATTTATGATAAGCAGGTTGAACAGCATCTGGATTACGAGTTAACACGTATTGAGTATACTTTTTGCAGTGATAATATACCAGTGTTTGATGATATCTTAATCCGTGCCCCTGTAGACCTTCAAAATGGCCGTGAAGCACTTCCTGCGCAGGCAAGGCTATATCTGGACATGTTACAGGAAATAGAAGCTCTAGGGGGCGATATGGAAAGTTACGCGCAACGGATTAACTTCCGGACACGAAAAAAAATAGAACCGTATCTTTGTTCAGGGATACGGCTCCGGGTTGATAGTAACATTTTAGATTGTTTAGTTAATTGTTTGTTTGACAAGTTTATTATAAGCTCTGCGGAAGAGCCTGTCAACACGGAAGGTACTGATTTTATAACGGATTTTGATTGTAAACTGCCGTTTCCCGAATAACTGTAACACAGTGTCCGGCCTGCTCCGGAGCTGATCGGCGTGCTGCAGTTGCTAAAGTGTATTACAATTTTAAGGAGGTATTTTTTTATGAAGAAAGAAAATAAGAATAATTTACGTAGCTTTCGATATTCTGATCGTGTTGCTGAGATTCTGGAAGGCTTTGCAGGGGATTCCATGAATGCTAAATTTGAGAATTTGGTACTCTTCTGTTTTGATGCTCTGGAGGATTCGAAAAAGGATTATGAATATTACAAGAGATGTGCTGATGATGAACGTCGTGAATGGCTTGGATTACATAAGCGTCTGGATGTGATAAATGGTATGATTGAGGAATTACAATCTATGAAAAACAGACTGTCGGATATGGCAGATACGATAGGTCAGATTGAGGAATTGTGTAATACCAAAAAATCTCCAGGTGTTTCTGGCCGGGAAGGAATTTCTTAAAAAATGTGTGACAATGAGATGTTGGAAATGACTAATGAGGATTATCGGAAAGAAATAACAATGCTGATTGAGGATATTGCTAAAATGCTTAATTCAGATGATATATTTGAGGTATGTGAGATGAAGCATTCTGCCCGAAACAGAATTTGTAATATTGCAGAATATCGTATTTCTATTTTGAGGGAAAAGGATATGTAACACAATTTCTTATGTATTGTGGAACCGATCGGCGCGGAGCTGGTGTTATCATGTGTTACGTAAAGGGGCTGGATTTTTCCGGCCCCTGATTTTATATTCCTACTGCTTTTTTTAATTTTTTAATTTCTTCTTCGATTATGTTGAGTTTTATTCGTGTCATCTCTATATTGCTTTCTGCTTTAATTGCATCGTCAAGCCTATGATTGATTATTTGATGGCCTTCCGCAAGAATCTGAATATTTTTGTTAGTAACATTTTCTAAGGTTAATTTGATATCTGTAATATCGTCTCTCATATTTTTCATTTCTGAAAGTATTAAATCTAATTTTTCATCGTTATTCATGATATACCTCCTTTTCTTAGATTTTATCATCCAGTGAATTAAAAGTCTAGGAAATCTTTGAGATAGATGATTCGTCCGATTCATTTTCTACCTCAGATTTTATGTTTTGGCTGTAGTTCTCTATGATGCCGACAGCTTTCCATTGTTCTCTCTCTTCCATGTCTTCCATGATAGATACCATTTCTTTTTGCGGTTCATTCAGTAGATCACGGGCTTGGTCATAACCGAATAGTTCGTTTGCGCTAACATTCAAATATGACAGTAATATATATATTTTATCTGCTGATGGTTCACTTCCTCTTTTCCAGCCTTGGAATGTGGATTGTTTTATTCCTGTATCTTTTTCTAGTTTGTATGCTGTTATATTTTGTGATTCCATTATTTTTATTATATTATTTATTAGATGCATTTCTTAAACCTCGCTATTTATAAGTATATATAAAGTTAAATTTGAATGTATCTTATTGACTAATGCCATATTTAATGGTATCGTATAAGTGTACCACATATTATATACACCAAAATCCGGATGTATGTAAAATGTGTTACACAAGTAAGAGGAAAAAGCCCCATAGTTACCATGGCGATGATATTCTATGGGGAATTCCTCTCAGGGGTCCTAAAAAGAGCCGCTTAAATGAGCATGCATATACATTTTAGCAGATTTAGGGCCCCGATACAAGTTCATATTATTTTATTTGTTTAAGGAGGTTATTTGTATGTGTAAAGAAAATAAGGAAATGGAGTTTTATCGGGCTATGTTGGATGATATTTTGAAAGAATATGGTGGTGAAGCGTTTGTCCGTGGTCGCTATAGTTATATTTTTCGGTTACCTATATCATCTGTTGTTGGGATGTACCGTTACTATAATGATTTCTGTATGGATCAGGGGTTAATTGAATTGATATCGGTTTACTGCAATATTTTTCATGATATCCAATCGAGGTTGGCATATGAGTTTGCAAAGACGTTTTAAGTGGTAACATGGTCCGATTGGGCCTTGTATATAAATTATTTTTTAAGGAGGATGTTTGTATGGTTTATCATGTATTAGGAATTGAAACGGTGGATTATGTAAGTAAGAAAACTGGTCAGCCAGTAAGAGGAACGAATCTGCATTGTACTTATCCGACTGATCCGGATAACAAGAAAATTCAGGGTGATCGTGTAGAGCGTTTGTATGTGCCTGAGCGTGTCCGTGTTGATGGTATCCAGTTGGGAGACAATGTCGAAGTTTATTTTAACCGATTCGGTAGCGTGGACAGTGTGCAAATAGCGTAGCCAGTATACTGGGCGGCAGTCAAGCCCGCAGAATGAAATGTGGCTTGACGGCCTCAGGAACTCCGAAGATCGAAACAGGGTCGATGGGCCGTACTCTCCCATCGGCCCTTGTCTGCAATGTAACACACTCTTGCGCCGGCTCCGCTCCGATCGGGATCGTGCTGCCATGTAAAATGTGTTACTTTTGAGGAGGTGTTTCTATGAAATTAGATGATCTTGAACTTTTATATCTCCGCCAGGTTGTAGTTGCCCGTATTGATTCCCTGACTCATAAACTGGATAAGAATCTCCGTTATTATGGTGGATCGGATGATGATATTCTTAAGGAACGGAAAATTGGGAATCTGGAAGCTGAAATGCAGACTATGGAGTCCATAAAGAAAAAGCTGAATGAAGAAATTGCTCTAATTGATTTACTGAAACTTACTGTTTAATTATTCCGCGAATAGTTGGTGCTGCTACTGCTATCAACTATTCGCGATC